GGTTTGAGGCCCTCGCTCCAGCCGACCATGACGAACGCACGGCGACGCTCACTTGGTACACCGGCGCCGCCGTCCGGCGCTACGACGCGCGCGGTCCTTACGAGATGCGTTTCTCGATGGAGCCGGGTGCGCTGCGGCTGGAGCGGCTGGCGAGCGGCTCGGCGCCGCTTTTGAATTCTCACCGCGACTACACTGTGGCCGACGTGATCGGCGTGATCGCCAAGGCCTGGATCGAAAGCGGCGCGGGTAAGGCGATCGTGCGCTTCTCCAAACGCGAGGATGTCACTCCGATCTGGCGGGACGTCGAGGACGGCATCCTGCGCAACGCCTCGATGGGCGTGGCCATTCACGCGCTCAAGGACGTGACGCCTGAAGGAGCCGCCCTGCGCCAGATCCTGGTGACCGACTGGGAGCCCGAGGAGGTTTCGCTGGTGCCGATCGGCGCCGACCCGGGCGCGGGATTCAAGTTCGAACGGGCAACTGGCCCACAGGAGCAAACGATGGAAGAGACCATCACCGAAACGGGCGGAGATGCCCGTAACGAAGTGAACATGGATGCGGAGCGGCAGGCCGCGGCGCTGGCTGAGCGGACCCGCATCCTGGAGTTGGACAAGATCGGGCGGGCGGCCAAGCTCGACGCCCGGCTCATCGCCGAACACATCGAGAAGGGTACCGCCATCGAGGACTTTCGCAAGCTAGCGCTCGATGAGTTGGCCCGGCGGAGCGAGGAGACGCCCATCCGCAGCGCCAGCGCCGTGGTCACCCGCGACGAGGCGGACACGCGCAGGGCCGGCATCGCGGCCTCGCTGCTTCACCGGTATGACCCGAAGCTGTTTCCGCTCAAGGATGACTTGGGCAGGGACTGGCTTGGCATGACGCTGCTCGACCTGGGGCGGGAGTGCCTGGAGGCCGCGGGCACCCGCACGCGGCGCCTGAGCCGCAACGAGATCGCCAAGCTGGCGCTTTCGACCTCGGACTTCCCCTACATCCTGGCGGACGTGGCCAACAAGACCCTGCGCCAGGCCTACGAGGCGTACCCGCGAACGTTCTTGCCGTTTTCGCGGCGGCGCACGGCGGCCGATTTCAAGAACATCAACGCGCTTCAGCTCGGCGAGTCGCCGGCGCTCCAGAAAGTCAACGAGAAGGGTGAGTTCACCTACGGCTCGATCGCTGAGTCGAAGGAGACCTACAAGCTGGCCACCTACGGGCGGATCGTCGGGATCACCCGCCAGGTGATCATCAATGACGATCTGGGCGCCTTCACGCGGATTCCGGCGGGTTTCGGTGTGGCGGCGGCCACGCTCGAGAGCGACACGGTCTGGGGCATCATCACCTCGAATCCCGCGATGGGCGACGGTGTGGCGTTGTTCCACGCCAACCACGCGAACCTCAATACTGGCTCGGGCAGCGCTCTGGGCTTGACCGGCTTGGGCGCGGGCATGGCTGCCATGGCCAAACAGAAGGGCCTGGACGGCGCCACCACGCTGAACGTCCAGGCGCGGTATCTGGCCGTGCCGGTAGCGTTGCAGCTCACCGCCTTTCAGCTTGTGGCGGCGAACCTGGCGCCGGCGCAGACGGCCAACGTGGTGCCCGAATACATCCGGGCGCTCACGCCGGTGGCCGAACCGCGCCTGGACGCGGCGAGCACGACGGCCTGGTACCTGTTCGCCTCGCCCGATCAGATCGACACCATCGAATACGCCTATCTCGAAGGGCAAGACGGCGTGTACATCGAGACGCGCCAGGGCTTCGAGGTGGACGGCGTTGAAATCAAAGCCCGCCTGGACTTCGGCGCCAAGGCGATCGACTGGCGCGGGATGCAGAAGAACGCGGGCGCCTAAGGAGGAACGACGTGAAGAACTACGTGCAAGGGGGAAAGATTCTGACGCTGTCGGCGCCCTATGCCGTCAGCTCGGGCGGCGGGGCGCTGGTCGGCTCAATCTTCGGCGTGGCTGCGGCCGACGTGGCGAGCGGGGCCGAGGGGGAGTTCCAGGTGGAGGGCGTCTTCGACCTCGCGCGCGAGACCGGCGCCGGCACGGCATGGTCGGCCGGTGATCTCGTCTACTGGGACAACACCAACAAGCGCGCGACCAAGACCTCGACCGGCAATAAACTGATCGGCGTTGCGGTCAAGGCGGCTGCGGACGGCGATGCTACGGGCCGCGTCCGGCTCAATGGTGCGTTCCTCTCCTGATGGCGTTCGCCGATTCGGTCGGTCGCCTGGACGAGGCCTGCCTGCGCGCTTTCGGCCGCCAGATCACCTACACACCGGCGGCGGGCGATCCGTTCACGGTTACGGGCATTGTGGACAGCGGGGCTCGGCCTGAGAATGTGGCGCCGGGCGTCTACGCGCTGCTGTTCGTGCGGGCGGCGGCCTTCGTCGAGCCGCCCGCACGGGGCGATGAGGTTGCCGTGGACGGCTCCATCTATAAGGTCGTGGATCTTGAAGCTGACGCCGAGGGCGGCCTCCGGCTGGTGCTGCACTTCAGCCGGTCGGCGTGACGCCGAGAGCGAGTGCGCCGCGCCCCTTGCCCGTTGTAGCATGATAAACACATGACCAAGACTCGCGGGATTCAGGATTTCGTCCTGGAAGTTAAGTTCTACCGTGAGCAGGATGGCCGCTGGCTGGCGGACATTCCGGCGCTACCCGGAGTCACCGCTTATGGGCGCACGAAGAAACAGGCTTGGGCAGCGGCGCAGGCGCTGGCCTTACGCTTGATCGCCGACCGGTTGGAGCACGGGGAGGCTGTGCCGGGCGAACTTCAGGTGTCCTTCGTTGCCGCCTGAGTCTGCGGGCCGCTGGCCATCGGTCAAAGCTTCGAAAGCGCTGGCTGCCCTGCTCCGCATTGGCTGGCGGATCAAGCAGCAGAGAGGCTCGCACCGAATCTTGGAGAGACCCGGCTGGCCTGATGTGCTGTTTGCCTACCACGACCGGGTGACGCTCGGACCAGTGGCGCTGAAGCTGCTGGCCGAAAAGACGGGCCTAAAACCCGACGATTTGTAACTTAGTTCTCAAGGTCACACGACCCTTCAACGCTCATCCATGCCGAGCGTTCGCATCTGGTTCCGCAAGCAGCTCCGGGTGGATCATCTGAACTTTCGCCAGCTTGAGATGCTCAAGCTGGGCACCGTGGGGTTGGCGGCGGTGAAGAACCGGCTGGCCGCCGGCCTGGGGCCAACCGACGCGCCGGCCAAGCCGCTCACCAAGCGCTACGCGATCTACAAGGCGAAGCGCCTGAGGCGGCGCGCCGTGCGCGATCTCTCGCTCACCGGCAGCATGCTCGGCAACCTCTCCATGCGGACGGTGAGCGAGCGCGCGGCCAAAGCGGCGCTCACCTCCCGCAAGGAGCGCGTCAAGGGGCTGGCTAACATGCGCCGTGAACCCTGGCTCGTTTTCTCGCCGCGCAACCGCGCCGCCGTCATCGAGGCCGCCCGCCGCCTCCTGCACGAGATCACGCCCCGGCTGGTCGTCGAGCGCTTCCTCGGAGCAAAACAGTCGTGATCAATCCGGCTGAGCTGGTCGATGCGCTGGTCGAAAAGCTCCGCGCCATCCCCGAGCTGGTCTTGGAGATGGAAGGCGACCCGCAAAGGATCTACGCCTACCACGACCTCTACCCCAAGCGCGTCAGCCTGCCGCTGGCCATCTACGAGATGCCGGTGCCCTCGATCCTGGTCGCCTGGCAGGGAACCACGCCGGGCAGCTTCGGTGCGGGCGAGGCCTGGAAGCACAACCTCTCGCTCTACCTCCGCGCGCGGGAGACCTTGGAAGGCGACCCGCCCACGGCCTACTACCGCCTCTTTGATCTGATCGTCAACGGCGTGCCCGCCGGCGGCGCACTGAAGATGCTCTACACCACGGTCCACCCGCACTGCCACCCGATGGATCTGCCTTCGATCCAGCGCGCCACGGACGAGCAAGGGACAGACTATTTCGAAGTCACGATGAGCTTCATCGAGATGGGAGACTGAGATGCCCGCCAACATTCGTGAAACCAAGATCGGCTTCGGCTATAAGAAGCAGACCGATCTCTCGACGCCCAACGTCTCCGGCGACATCTGGAGCCTGACCAAGACCAATGCCGCGCTTGCGACCGTGACGCTCAACACGGAGAACGATGCGGCGGAGCTCGGCAAAGGGCACGAGTTCGCCACGCAAGTCTTCAAATCGCACTGGGACGTGAGCGGCTCGATCGAGAAGTTTCTCACCAGCGAGATCGCCGCCTGGGCTTTCGTCTTCGGTCTAGGCGGCAAGGTGAAGAGCGGCACGCCGCCTGCGATCACCTACACTTGTACGCCACAGGATCCGGTCACGGGTGGTATTGAGCTGCCGGCCTTCTCCTTCATCGAGGCCATCCGCCAGGGTGCCAGTGCCGTGCTTGACCGCATGGCGGTAGGCTGCGTGGTCGAGGATTTCACCATTACGATCGGCTCGGGGCCGGGCCGGGCGAACTCGCGCATCGCAATCCACTTCGCCGGCTCGGGCAAGCTGGTGGAGCCGAGCGGGATCACCCTTCCCGCCGGCACCACCGAGCATCTGCTGCCCGGCGCGAGCGCTCAGGTCACGATCAACGGCGTGGACTACGTCACCAGCCGCAACCTGGTCTCGCTCGAGCTCGCCTTCAAGAACAATCTCAGGCTCGACTCGGGTTTCTATCCCGGCTCAGGCACGCAGGATGGCGCGGCCATCCGCGGGCGCCTCGAGTTCGGCGACCGGGAGGCCTCGCTCAAGTTCACGGCGCGCTTTGAGAACGGCTCGAGCGAGCTCACCAAGCTCCGCAACCAGACGACGGGCAACGCCGTGATCAGCCTCCAGGGGGAGCTGATCTCAGGCACGGACTACCATTCGATCCAGGTGACCTTCCACAAGGTCGCTTTCCGTACGGCGGTGGTCGGCGACACCGACGGGATTGTCACCGTCGAGGTGGAATGCCAGCCGCTGTGGGAAACGACGAACGGCCTGCTCACGGCGGTGGCCAAGACAACCCAGGACAACATCGGATAGTGATGTTCGATTCACAGAAAGAAATCCACGTGCAGCTTCGCTCCGCCGACGGCGCGCGTACGGTCAAGGTCCGTTTCCCGACCGATGAGGAATGGATCGAGCGCCAGCGGCGCCGCAAGATCCTCATCAAGCAGCTCGGGCGCGG